TTGGTGAACGGTAAATGGGTGAGGGGTCAAGATGCCAATCCAGAGATGTAAAGAAAACGGAAAGTCTGGATGGAAATACGGAAGTTCAGGCAAGTGTTACACGGGTTCAGACGGCAAGAAGAAAGCCATCAAGCAAATGATAGCTATAAAGGCAAGTCAACTCAAAAGGGGTACTTCTAAAGAATGAGCGAATTTTCCCGTGAGATTTTAATAGCGATTGTAAGGATATTAAAGTTTAGCGCAGGACTTTTTGACAAGATATTAAAGGACGGCAAGTTATAATATAAGTTAGTACCGAATTTTGCCCTTTCCGTTAGCGCATAATTCGTAGCAGAACTCAGCATAAAGCTCGCTTCTGATAATGATTAACTATCAGTCAGCGAGCTTTTTTTATGGAAAAAACAGATATTTTCGACAGGATTAAGTCAACGTTGAGCGCCCTGATTCGTGAAAAACCGGAACAGATGGCTTTGGACGATCAGGAACTTGCAGAGAGGCAGGAAGCTACCCGAAGATACCTCGTAGAAAATGAGGCTCATTTCATTGAGTACGGTAACGACTGTATCAACACTTCGGTCAAAGCCAACGCTGATATTCGCACGGCGCAGAAAGAGTGCTATTCAGTCTACAAGGAAGAAGCTCCCGCAAATTATTCCAGAAAAGAAGACTGGCAATCCAAGGTAATTATCCCAAAGCCGTTCGGTGCGGTTCAGACCGCCATGAGCGCAGTAAGAAAAGCGTTCTCCCCTAATTTCCTATCCATCCACAACGAGACAGACGACTTCGCTGCGATGTTTTGGGAAAAAATGATGGTTCATCAACTAAACGAGGACCATGCGAATTACTCCATAAAATTCACGGACGCAACCGGGATGGGATTTGCTGTGGGTCAGTCTTTAGAAATGATTCCAACATGGCGATCCGGCAAAGGGCTTGACTATATCATGGTCGAACCTTGGAAGATTCATCGTGATCCCGATGCTGTGACCCGTGATTCTCAGTCGGGTATGTATTGGATTCATCAGGAATACCTTGACTTATACATTCTAAAAGAACTGGAAAATATCGGAAAATACAAAGGGGTTGACAGGGCGGGTGATACCAGTCCTCAACCACAGGACTCCGACCTTACCCAAGAGGAAATCGCAAAGCGCAAGGAGAAAGTATATGAGAGGTCGAAGTTTCGCAAGGCGATTCTAACGTCTGAGTTTTGGGGAACGATTCTCGACAGCAAGGGTAACTTGCTTCTCCCCAACGCAACCTACACATTTGCCAACGATGTTGTAATAGAAGCCCCAAGAATTACACCCTACGATACTTTGAGATGGCCTGGGATTTCGTTCAGTCCGATTCCAGACTTCCTTTCCTATGAGGGCAGGGGTCTTCTTCACGGCATTCGATCTTTATGGGCGTTTATCTGTAGTGTTTTGTGTCTTTACAACGACAACCTGAATTGGGTTGTCAATCCAATGACCGAAGTTGAGTTGACCGCACTTGTCGATCAGGATGACATCGACACCTACCCCGGCAAGACATATCTCACAAGGGGTTCCATGCAGGGTCATCAAGTGGTTAGAACGGTTGAGAGAAAGGCAAGAACCGCTGATGTTCTATCGGTTGTAAAATACTATGAAGAACTGTTCGACGGGGGTACGTTTGTCACCCACGCATTAAAGGGTCAGGTTGAAAAGCGGGAAATTACAGCAAGGGAAGCCGCCCAACACTTAGAGCAATCAATGGGCGTGTTCGGGCTTATCGGAGAGAACATTGAACACGGTGCGATTCAATCCATTAAAGCCGGTATGGAAACGGTGGTTATTAGCGCAGGGTATGAAGACATCAGCGAGGTCTTTGATAGAGAAGTCTGTAAGAACTTCATAGACCTAAATTCCGAAACCGGCATACGACTTCCCAAACTAAACGGTGGATTTCATGTAAGCGGATTGTCAGCCATCCTTAAAGATAACGAAACCATGCGTAACATTCGTGAAGTTATCCTACCGCTTATGGTCGAAGAACACCCAATTTCTAAATACCTACTTCCATACAAAGTAATCAAATCCATCGAAGAACGAATCAACCTTAGAGATGAAGGAATTGTGGTTGACGAGAATACCGCAAAACAAATTGATGACCAAGAGAGACAGCGACGAGACATGATAGCACAGGAACAGGCAAACGCTATCCGAAAAGAATCCGAGGAGAAAAGTCAGTTGCACGCAGAGAAGATGTCTAAAATAGACAAGGAAAAGGAAAACCTTGACGTTAAACTCGTAACAGAACTGAACAAGGAAAAAGAGAGTAAGGAAAACAAGGGGGGAAAGAAGGATGAAAACTAGTCCTTTAGGGGCGGTTGGTTACGAAATAGACATAGAATCCGGCTTGCCCAAAGATGTGCTTGCAAAACGCAGGCTTAGAAAATTAACCGAACAGGGTCGAAGTCTTTTAAACGAACTGTCCGGTGATAGGGGCGAGTTGGTTAAGCAGATGATGAGCCTTTATATCGAGAGGGTAAACCGTTTAATTGCGGAAGACCAAGAGTGTCAAACATACGAGAAGTTATTAAGCACCATTAGATACAGCGTGAATATTGGCAAGAAAATCGTTGAAGATAGGGCGAGTGGTCTTGTCGATATATAACCTTCGGGCCTGAAAAGATACCCCGAAGATATAAGGAACCCGTTTTATCGGAGAAGCGGATACTTCCAACAATCCGAAAGGAGTGAAAAATGCCAGATAACCAAGAAAAAGTTCTGTCGGTAGAAGAAGCCCAAGCAAAGATTCGGGAAGAATCGGTTTTTCCAGGGGATACGGATGAACAACCCCCCCCTGAAGAAGAAACTGAAAAAGAAACCGAAGACGAAGAAAAGGAAACCGAGGAGGAGACTGAAGAAACTGAGACGGAAACCGAGGAAGAAACCGAAACGGAAAAGGACGATGAAAAAGAACCTGAAGAAGAACCTGAAGAAAAAACCGTAAAGTTTAAATACAAGTCTCAGGAAGAAGCCGAGGCGGGTGCAAAGGAAGCTGAACGAAAGATGCACGAAAAAGCTGAAGAAGCCAAGGCTTTGAAGGAAGAAATCGAACTCCTCAAGAAAGAAACTTCAAAATCGGTTGACAAGGGCGACATTACCAAAAAGGAGGGTTCAGACCTTAAAGACATATTTGTAAACATGCTTACCCAAATCAACGACCTCGACGCTTCCGACGATAACTACACGGACAAACTTGCCGATATTTGGGCAAATGGTCTTGGTGAGGGTTTATCTGTTAAGGAACAGGAACGCATTGCTGTAGAGAAAGCAAGAGTCGAAAAAGAAAATGAGGATAAAAGCATTGTCGATAAGGCGACCAACTTGGCTAAGAAAGCAGGATTGGAAATGGATTTCGTGGTGGATGAGAAAGGCAATCCGGTTTCAACCATAGATTATGATTTGTTCTGGGCGACTGTCACAAAATCTCAACCCGTAGGCGAAACCCTTGAGGACAGAATTGAATGGGTTATCAATAAGGTAAAGCAAAAGAGAACAGAGGATAGGGAGAAAATTATTGAACAACAAAAAATCCTGAGTGAGAAGTCAAAAAAAGCACAGGATAAAAATAAAGTGCTCGAAAAAGGTGTGAAGATAACACCGGAGAAAGAAAAAGATGAGGCTCCGTTATCCATCACCGAAGCTCTAAGGAGAGTCGAGCGTAGAGTATAGGAGGATTTATGGGTGCACACAATTGGACATACGATGCTGATATTGGGGTATTTAAAAACCACTTTATGAGCAACAAGCTCCTGCTGACATCGCTGGGTGCATGTAAGATAGTTCCCTTTACCAAACCGTTTCCGGGTGTTGGAAATACGGTAAAAGGCAAGGGTGAGACTATTAATATCATGCATCTTAATGAACTGGACGATCCCACAACGACACAGCTTGAGGAAGATACCAGGATTCCAATCGACAAACTGACCCTTGGCAACCGTTACGTTACGCTGGTTGAATGGGGTCGTGGCGTTGAATATAAGAATCTTGCGGAACAGCTTTCAAAATTCAAACCTTCAAGTTACTTGCAGAAGGCTTTGATGCGTCAGATGGAACGGGCGTTGGACACAACCGCCGCCGCCGCTTTCAAGCATACTGACGTAAAGATTTGCTTTATTCCGACATCGCTGACGGGTGGTACTTTCGACACGGACGGAACTCCGTCCACCACGGCGACAGCAAACCTTACCTTCGACCATATGGGTGTTCTGGCAGATTATATTGCCGGTGATATTCACACCCCACCGTTTGAGGGCGATGACTACATTATGCTGTCCTGTCGTAAAAGCATGAGAGGTTTAAAGCAGGATACCTTGTGGCAAACCCTTCATATGTATCTACAGAAGGGCGACCTGTTCTTCAAGGGAGAGGTCGGCAAGGCTGAGAACATTAGATGTATCCAGGTAGACCGTGAAGCCGCACTTTCCAACACGGCAGGGGCATCTACGGTTTTGGGCGA